ACTCTCATTCTGAGAGTTTATGCAGTTACCCACTGCGTAGCGGCTAGAACCCGCTAATTTTATCAAAGGAAAAACAAATGGGACGTCCTCTAAAAATCGCAAAGGCTCAAGCAGTCTTAACAATCACAGATACAACAGCGGCAACAGGTTATGTTACTGTAACTGAAAGTCTAACAACAACTGGCGTTATCGCAGGTATGCCGTTCGTAGTAGCTACTACAGTTGGTGGTATATCAGCCGCAACAACATACTATGTTTTAACAGTTATTGATGCAAATAACTTTACAGTTTCCGCTACTGACTTAAGTGCAAATACAACACGCACACCGGTTACATTGACTGATACGACCGGTGAATCAGTATTAATGTCAGTTGGTGTAGTTGATGCATACTTCAACAACCCACTAGGTGGTGCAGGTTTCCCTGCAACTAATGCTAACACATACGGTGTAGTTGGTGGTAATACATCAATCGTTGGCTCGCAGGTTCTACCACGTGTTGCTATTGGTATTAATGGTACAGGTATATTGTATGCTGCCACTGATACTGCATATGTAACCGGTATTGGTACCGACTTAGCAACCACATTAAGTGTGGGTTCTGTAATTCAAGTTGCAAGTGCAAACGTTAATGGTACAACAACTGATTATACTACGCTAGGTTTTGCAAACACAGTTCCAGGCTTAACAACCGTTGCTGTTGCTAACACACAAAATACAGGTAACATCATTGGTACTTCAGGTAATGCTCAAACGTTATTAGCTAACGGTACGGTAAGATTTACTGCTAACTTAGGTGGTTTAGTATCTGGTCAAATTTATTTCGTTAAAGCAATTGCAAACGCGGCTGCATTCACTGTTTCTACAACATTGGGTGGTGCTGAAGTTGACCTGTCAAGTGCTACTGGTACACCAGACGCACAACAAGATGTAGTTGAATTAGTTGCAAATGCGGCAGTGGCTGCTTCAGGATCTGCATTCATCTATGCAAATGACGAAGCTGGTTTCATTGTACGTCAAAAAGGTAAGACAAAGTATCTAGTACAAGGTGGCACAACTGGTTTAATTGCACAATGCTATACAGCAAATGTTGCTAATACAGCATTAACACCAAATACAATGAACATCTTGTCTACTGATGCAGCCTCTGCTACAGCATATGTTTCAAGTGTTAATGATTACAATACTGAAGTGTTCCCGGCACAAGTTGATGCAGGTTCACTAAGTGTAGGTACATTGTATACAATTTACTCTAGTGGTACAACGGATTGGTCAGTATGTGGTGCGGCATCTAATATGACAGGTGTTACATTCCTTGCTACAGCTACAGGTACTGGTACAGGTACTGCTGTTGTTAATAGTGTTAACCCTGACGTTATCGCTACATTCAACACAGCATACGCCGCTAATACATATGACGGTCAACCTAACCCAATCGTGGTTATTGCTAGTGCTTAATCATGACTTCCAGTAGTACTATTAAAATGCCAGCTCAGACTACTAAAACTGAAATCGCTGTACTTCAAGTTCAAGTTAAAAACATTGAACTAGATGTCAGCGAAATCAAAAGTAATCTTAAAGATATGCATGAATGCCTTGATCGTAACGCACATGAGACAAGAGATATGTTGAAAGAAATGCGTGAGGAAGATACTAAGGCTCATAAAGAACTAGGGTCAAAAATTTCTGCTTTAGAAAAGTGGAGATGGATGATGATGGGAGCAGGCATAGTGATAGGATCACTTGGATTTGATACAGTAGCAAACTTACTAAAATAAAAAAGCGACTTAGGTCGCTTTTTTTGTAAGTGAATTTAATTTAGATTGCACAACATCAAAGTTCACAGTATTAAACAATCCCGGATGTAATGGTTTGGGATATTGATTATCACCTACCCACGCATATCCACAATGTTCTTCATTCAATATAGGAGTGAACTCTTTATCGACTTCACAAAAGAATGTATGATAGGTGAATGTATGATTTACAAATTTCTGTATAGGAACTAGTTTAGCTTTTTTTGGGAAGTAACCTATTTCTTCCATGCATTCACGTTCAACACCTTCCATAAGTGTCTCATCACCCTCAACTTTGCCACCAGGAATTCCCCAGTTGCCTGGATTCTTGTTGTCTGTTCTCAATAGATAAAGATAGCGTTGTGTTCTTTTGCTATAAAAGAAAACGCCTGCACTAGTGTTGCTCATACTATGATTTATCACAGTATTAGATGACGATAGAATAATCCCCTTGATCGTACCAACCCTCGTATGATTTCATCCAAACACCGTCGGGTGTGTAACGATATTGTATACTCGTAGTTAAATTATTTACATACTCAACTGTAGTAGACACTTGGCTGTCAAAACTGACATACCATGTTCCAGAGGCAGCATCATATTCTACAATGTCGTTTGCATTTGCAATTAGGTCTCCCCACGCAATAGTTGGGCTACCTGCACTGCCGATTGATTCTACTAATAAATAGCGAACACCGTTAACAGGTCCGGGTAATCCTGCATTAGGTCCTGATACTAATGGATTCACTACACTATTAACAGGACTTAATGTATTTTGTGGCAATGTGTCTGTGTCAATATTGTAAATTAATAATCTATCATCAGTTGGATCTGGTACAATAGTACCCACAATGTCAGTATTCATGTATGGATTTTGCAACCATATTTGGGATATGCCTGGTCTTATAGTACCATAGACATTCAATAAGCTTGTCCAATATAGACTTGTATCAGGTGGTTCAGGGTAATTCAAATCAACATTGCTCACAAAGTTATTATTGTCTCCCGGTAACAACTGAAGCCTATTACCCATTAGTAATACTTTATAACCGTAAGGTGTAATCTTTTGACGAGTTCCTAATAGTAAATCATCATTTTGAATATCTTGTAATGCAGTACCCTTAAAGATACTTGCAATAACTTTTTCTATAACTCCCATCTTCTTAAGTTTTGCCGCAGTGCTTAACCAGATAGGCATATAAAACTTCCAACTCATTACATCAATGGGGTTTGCAGTACCTTGAGGTATTGTTCTGCTACTAAATGTTAAACCATCCTGATATACAACGCTTAAGCTAGTCCAATCAATGAAGTTATCAGTAGACTGAATTTCCATCGATGGATTAAACAACGTGCCTAATTGTTCAATCAATTCTAATTTTTGTTGATAGTTCGTAGTCCAAAAGTCTACTGTAATACGCAATGTGTATGGTACGGGCATTAGTCTTTCAACTGTAAATGCTTGTCCTTGTACAGATTCGTACTGACCTGTTTCAGTATTAAATGTTCTTTGACGTACATTGATTTTATCTACATATGTAGGATCTTGTGTACGTCTTTGGTCGTATTCTAATCCACTAATATAGTATGTAATTAAAGGTGCACTTGGTAAGTTACTTGCACTGTTGTTAGCAATGATTGTGCTTGCTTGTCTACTACTGTCACCGTACATGATAGGTACACGCACAAGAATCTCATTTCCTGCAGGGTCTTTACCTTTAGTCACTTCCCAGTAACTAAAAATTTTTGCAAACTGAATTAAAAATCTGCGTATCTGATTGTCGTAAAAAAATTGTGCCATGTGTTATGCTACCGGTGGTAAGGGATCAGGGGCAATACTCAATATAGTTGATAGTGCTTGTTTCTGCGGAACTACTGCTCCCGACGTTGTTACTGTAACGTTGCTGTTATTTATGAAGCTTGCTGTTTGTGTCTTATCGTCATCAATCAATCCAGTATCTGTACGTACATTCTCACTAATTCTAACCCATAACTGACCATCCCAACGATACAACAGTTGAGGTAGATAGTCAATACGTAAGAAGTAATCTCCAACTTGTGGATTCTGTGGGAAACTAATGCCTGCACCTGTAGGGAATCCATTTGGCGCTTGACCGTCACCTGACAAGTAGCTTGTTGTATATCCAAAGCTACGTGGACTACTACGTGCAATGAATTGGAATCTAGGATCGCAGTCTGCTCTAAAGTCCATTACCGGTGTTATCTCGTCAGTAAATCCGGGTGCTTCTGGATTTTGGTCAGCAGTTGAGTATGTATTGTCAGCAGTACCATATGGTCCTGTAATAGTCATCATACTATCAATAGTCAATACCATTTCTGCTTGTACTGAACCAGAGCCACCGTCTGTCATTGGCGCCGCAAAACTCATCACAGACAATAACATTGTCTGATTAGTAGTGCTAGTTGTAGTAATAACATTGCCCGGTACAGGAGCAGATGGAATTCCAGGGAACGCTACATCTAAAATGTTATCTTTAATGAATGCAATTGTTGCAGCCGGTATGCGTAGATAAGGACTGTCGTTAACATACGCTGTACTAGTAAAAATTTCTACTACTGGATTAGGTGCTCCAGTACTTGCCGCACTTGTAACCACGTTAACAGGTGGAGCCGGTTGATTGTTTTTACCAGATAGAACACTATCAGAACTGTATTCACCGTATGTTGGTACAATGTATAAATTGCTATTATCATATCCTGATTTAGGTAGTAACCGTTTTGCCTCTTCAAGGTTAGCATTATTAATTGCAATATTCCTATTATAGGTACCAAGAATATCTTTAAGATTTTGTTCTTCAGTTAATCTCCAATATGTTGTATTAGGTGGATTAGTACCTGCAGGTACATCGGCAATAGAAATATAATTCTTATCACCATAACTAATAATATATCCTTCTGGATATGGTTTAGTTATATCCCATACTCCAAGATAATTATCTTGATTAATAGGCTCTTGTAATATCTGACTAAATTCTTCACTATCAACTAATGGCTCACATTTAATACGCCATAAATGCGGGAACCAAGTTTGACTGAAACCTTCTGACGCATAATTAGCATCAGTAATTTGCATAAATCGTTTTAATGCAACTGGTATAGTTTCTTTCAATGGATTATAATCTAGTAAGTGAGGTAATTCTAATACATCACCTACCATTAGTTTCCGACCAACAATATCAATCATGTCGTTATAATGAACGGTAATGAATAGTATATCATTGTTTAAGAATAAACCAAACTGACTTAAATCAAAGTCTAAATTCTGTACATTATAGTGACCACGTAAACGATAAATGTTTGGGTCATATGTTCTATCTCTATTCTCTAGGAATAATAAGTCTTGAATATTAACAGGACTCATTGTTTCATATTGGGGTTGAGTATAATCAATACTAGGACCTTGATCTGTAGGACCTAAATACTTATGAATGTATAAATCCGTGCCGCCAACACGCAATTCTTCCGATATAGTTCTATCAAAGAAACGATAATCATTCTGTTTATTTGGGCGGTATAAGGATAACTTTGGCATAATAGTATTTATCGCAATGCCCTACGCTTGAATCCTAAGGTTGACAATAAATATGGGTTATGCTATAATAGCTAAATCAATACAAAGGAGTGCATAATGGCAACACGTAAACGCAATTCAGAAGACCACAGTCAAGTCAAAGCATTGAACCCTAGAAGCCCTGACACGCAATATATGGGTAGCGAGCCTTTGTTCGTATTACAACCCGACCCTGGTATGCGTTTTACAGCACTTTCTAACGCATTCACTTGGTACAACTGTTTCTATGGCAAAAAAGATGCTAAAGAACTCATGTGCCAATACTTAGAACTGTCGGATCGTACGGTCGAAGCAAAGATTATGCGTAAAGTTACAGACAGTGAATTCATTAATACATATGGTTGGCTCGCACGTATGAAGTTACGAGGTCTTGAACTTAATGAAAGTGAAAATACTAAGTTTGAGAATGAAGTCTCCCGACTACTGAAAGCACTTCATAAACCCGAAGTTGTAGAAGCTTCTAGTGAGGTAGTTGAAGTTTCTACCCGTCCTAACATTCAAGATATTTTGCGTGAAAAGGCAAAAGATGCCGCCGGTGAATTGGAAGCGGCATTCGATGAATTTGTTACTGAGGGAAAAACAAAGTCAAAGACAATGGATCTTGTTTCTAAATTCAATGTTATGCCACAACATATCAGTTTGATTACTGAGATTTGGAAGCGCAAACAAACAGAATTTGCTGACCTGCAAGAAGGTAAAGATAAACAATTGATTGAGGGATATAGTCACCTCACTAAGATTCAAATTAGAAACACAGTCAAATTCATTGAACAAGTGTTGACCGATTTGAATGCTTACATCTCAGTTAAGAAAGCAAGCAAGGCCCCTCGTCAACGTAAGGCAGTGCCCGTTGAAAAGATTGTGGCTAAACTAAAATATCTCAAAACATTTAAAGATGTTACCGCAAAACTTGACTTGGTGTCTATCAGTCCTGTAAAATTACATGGAGCAAGCGAAGCATGGGTCTATGATACTGCAAAGCGTAAGCTACATCACTACATTGCCGATGAATACTCTAAGAGTTTCACTGTTAAAGGTAGTACACTATTGGGGTTTGACACCGGTAAATCAGAAGTCAAAACATTGCGTAAACCCGCAGAACAATTGAAAGAAATTATGGGAAGCAAACCAGCCGCTCGTAAATATTTCAATGATATTAAAGCAGTCGCTACAACACCTAATGGACGCTTTAATGAAGGTATGATTATTTTAAAGGCATTCTAAAATGAATTTGATTCAAAAATTTCTATTATGGTTTAGCGTCAATCGCAAACCAATTGGTTGGGCATTGGTAATATTTTCAATAATATCAGCAATAGTGACTATTGTAAATGAGAACTATGGTTCCGCATTAATGCACCTTGGTGTTGCATTTTTAATTTTAACTGACAGGACAATGCAACAATGAGCAATATTGATTTAAACAAATACAAAGATTTCGTAGAGGCTGTAACAAGCAAAGCAAGTAATGACTTGACTACATTTATGAACCGATGTGATGAGCTTGATGCTAATTACACTGGTGATGGTGTACATGGTCCTGATATCAATGTCCCACTATTACTTACTGCATGTTTCGGTTTAGCGGCCGAAAGCGGTGAGTTTATCGAAGTGCCCAAGAAGATCATCTTCCAAGGCAAACCTCTTGATGACGCCGCAGTCTTTCATATGAAGCGAGAACTCGGTGATGTCATGTGGTATTGGATTAATGCTTGTAGAGCATTAAACCTTGATCCAAATGATGTTATTGATGAAAACGTGCGTAAATTAGAATCACGCTATCCCGGCGGATCATTTGATGCACACTATAGTGAAAATCGTAAAGAAGGTGATATATGAAAGCAAAAATTAAATCTCTCAAAGTAAATCTATCTAATATAGATTTCGCGGATCCTGATAAAGTTAATGATGGTAGAAATGGTAAAATTCTTGAACAAGAAATGATACGACAAGGATACCCCATAGATCAGAATGGTACGGTTGATATGCCCGGTGTAGGAATTGAAGTTAAAAGTAGAAAATCTTCAACAGGTGCAATGCATACAATTGGTACAATGACGTATGATGACATTCTAGTTACGCCTTGGGATAAAACTCCATTTAAACAAAAATTGCAAAAGCAGTATCGTGTCACTATTAATAAAGATGAATTTGAAGGTGATATTAATGCTACCGGTAAAATTGTAGATTTGTCTAATCCAGAAATTCAAAAAGAATTAGAAATTGCATATGAAAACTGTCGTGCTGAACTCATTGCACAGGGCAAGATTATTAAGGGACAGACAATAACAGCCGGCGGGCAATACGGTAAATTAGAACATAAACCCGGACCAAATGGCACCGGTAAAAGCTATGCATTAAGAATACCCGATTCAGGTATGAAAAAAATGCTAGCAACTGCTAACAGTACATTTAGTACACTTTTTGAATCAAATTAAAGGTATATAGTTATATAATGTTTCCTGATAAATACAATATCAGGTAACCAATATGACTATTCCAATTATAACGCCAAACATACTTTCTACTCCCAACGGCATGGTGCTATCGGAGTTGAAGCAAGCCCTATTCGACAACATACGATATCGTTTGGGTGACGGTATTATTGACTTAGAATTAGACCCGCAACATTATGAAGCGGCATATAACTATACAATAAAAACTTATCGTCAAAGAGCGCAGAATTCTACTGCGGAAGCATACGTGTTAATGACTACCATTAAGAACGTTGACACATATACATTACCTCAAGAATTTATCAATGTTAGATGTTTATACAGACGTTCAGTTGGTCTAGAAACAGGACCCGGCTCTAGCAGTTTTGACCCATTCAGTAGTGCTATTTTAAACACTTACCTTTTAAACTATAACAATGCAGGTGGTATGGCGACATACGATTTCTATGCAGGTTATGTTGAATTAGCCGCACGTATGTTTGGTGGCTATGTCGTCTATACTTTCGATCCGGTTACTAAAGTATTGCGTATTGTGCGTGATCCTAAGGCGACAGGCGAACGTATCCTTGTCTGGGCGGATGTACAACGTACTGAAGAAGTGCTAATACAAGACCCGGGCGCTGGTGTTTGGATCGGCGATTTTATATATGCCGTATTAAAGGGAATTATTGGTGAGGCACGTGAGAAGTTTGGAACGATTGCTGGACCAGGTGGTGGAACAACGTTGAATGGAACCGCTATGAAAGCAGAATCTAAAGCACTTCAAGAAGCCCTCATTGATGAGTTGAAACGCTATGTAGATTACAGTCAACCGTTGACTTGGATACAAGGGTAAAATAACTCTTTACTTAATAAGACTCCTGTAGTATAATATACTACAGGAGTTTTTTATGATTATTGGAGTAACAGGCTTAATTGGATCAGGCAAAGACACTATTGCTGACTATCTTTGCACGTTTCACGGATTTAAACGTATGAGTTATGCGGCTTCATTGAAAGATGCAGTAGCCGCAATTTTTGGTTGGAACAGAGAATACTTAGAAGGTTCTACTAAAACAAGTAGAGCGTGGCGTGAACAACGTGATGAATGGTGGAGTGAGCGTTTAGGAATGAACATTACACCTAGATGGGTTCTACAATATTGGGGCACAGAAGTTTGTCGCAATAACTTTCATACTGATATTTGGGTGGCATCGGTTGAAAACAAACTGCGCCAAACTAATGAAAACATTGTTATTACTGACTGTCGTTTTGCTAATGAGGTTCAAGCACTTAAGAATGTGGGTGCTATTACAATGCGAGTTAATCGAGGTGAACTTCCTATCTGGTATAATTCAGCAGTAGACTATGCAAATGAACCTGAAGGCAGTGAACAGTGGTTGAAAGCTAAAGTAGAATTAGCAAACTATAGTGTCCATGCTAGTGAATATTCTAGTGTAGGTTTATTGTATGACTATTATATTGACAACAACGGCACCATTGACGATTTACACAAGCAAGTCAATTCAGTAGTCAACTTCTAAATCTCCCCTCTTCCAAGTAACTTCTTTCTTTTTAACTACCTCAACACAGTTAAGACATATAGTTCGTAAATTAGTTAATTTACAGTTATCTAAATCACCGTCAATATGAAAGACGGTAAGTTGTGTTGCAAGCACACTATGAAAGCCACATAAGTCACATGTGGTTTTTTTCTTATATCCTGCATTTTTCCATCTAGGATTTCTAGGTTTTAATTTTTTATTTTTACGACCACATTCATCACAACCACTACGGTAATGGGTAACACCTTCACGGATATAATTCACTGCACAGTGATTCTTTCCGCATGAATTACATATAGGTCTTAGCATCTATTATTTAGCGGAAACCTTCGAAGGCACGGTAATACCGTCTTTTTTGATTTTTCTACTAAATAATAGTATGCATTTTAGGTAGTAAACCTCATAATTTTACATAAAGGAAAAACAAAATGGCATTAACATCTCCAGGCGTAGAAGTAACGATCACAGACCAAAGTCAGTATCTTCCAGCCCCAACAAATTCAGTCCCTCTAGTTCTAATAGCAACTGCTCAAAACAAAGCAAATGCTACTAATACAGGTATTGCACCGGCAACTACGGCTGCAAACGCAAATAAATTATATCAAGTAACAAGTCAGCGTGATTTAGTAAGCTTATATGGTAATCCGTTCTTCTATACAACGACAAATGGTACACCAATTCAAGGTTATGAACTCAACGAATACGGTTTGCTAGCGGCATATTCATTGCTAGGCCTAACTAATCGTTGCTACGTTTTACGTTGTGATATTAATTTAGCTAGCTTGGTTGGACAAACAAGTCGCCCAACTGGTGCACCCGAAGACGGATCTTATTGGTTAGATAGCACAACTTCAACATGGGGTATATATGTATTCAACCAGACTACTGGTGCATTCACGTTGCAAACCCCTATCGTTATAACTGATCCGGCATCATTATCAAGTGGTGTACCTTTGAATAGTATTGGTAGTATTGGTAATTATGCAGTTAACGCAATACAATCAACTACTTCACCAACTGATCCTTCTGGCAAAACATTCTTTTATAAGACAACAGATAATGCTTGGGTTGCGCTAGGAGGCTCTGAATGGAGAAGTGATATCCCTACTGTTCAGGGCTCTATTTCTAACCCAGTAATAGTTACATCAAGTACTTTTACAATAAATGTAAGTGGATTATATTCAGCAGTACTAACTGTTAGTGGTACAACCGTTAATGATGTTGCAACTGCAATTAATAACTTAGACACCCCGTCAGTAACTGCTAGAGTAGTTAGTGGTAAATTACAGATCATATCAGATCAAACACGTTTATTCGGATTGAGCACTTATATTCAACTTACTGATGGAACAAACACTCCACTAGCAAGTTGTGGTATTACCGCCGGCACATATAATCAGTCTATACTATTTTACGGTACGTCTGCTCAAATGCCATTATGGACTAGTAGTCAGACAACACCGAGACCTACTGGTTCTGTATGGATTAAAATTGGTACTTCTGGAAATGGACTATATCCTAGTGTTTCTCGATACAGTACTGCTACTGCAAGCTGGGTAGCAAAAAATATAACTCAGAATACTTCTGACTGGGCCCAAATTGCAGCAGTAGATTCAACTGGTGGTCAAGCAATCCCTGCAGGTACAGTTTATGGTCAGTATCATTTTGATGGATTTCTACCAACTGCCCCTTATTATCTATGGGAGCGCATTGCAACTGGACCCACAGTAGTAACATGTGAAAATACTAATCCTGTATTTACACCAGGTGGAAATCTTAATGTACAAGTAAGTATTCCGGGAAGTTCTGCGCTATCATCTACATATGTAGTTACCTTAGCTTCAGGTGCAGACGCAGTTGATTTTGTCACAGCATGGTCAGCGGCTGGCATACCAAATACATTAGCTAGTGTAGCTACTGATGGTGCAATTTCACTGACACATACTCAGGGTGGTGTAATAGTGTTGAGTGATGTAACATCAAACGTAAGTAGTGGTATTATCGCTGAAATGGGTTTGACAATAGGAACAACTACTGGTGTTAAATATGGACCTTCTTATGTTTATGGCTGGTCTAATATAGCCTGTACAGGCGGTACTGGTACAGCGGCCACATTTAATATCGTTGCTAACTATGGTGTATATTTTTTAAATGGCACGGGTATTTTTACAGGTGGTACAGGTTATGCAGTCGGGGATGTTCTTACTGTTGCAGGAACATTATTAAATGGTACTAGTGCAAATAACTTGACACTAGTAGTCACTGAAGTCAGCAACACAGGTGCTGTAACAGGTATAGCGTATCAGTCCGGTACACCAATACAAACGTTTAGCACCCAATTAAGCAACTGGGTAGAATTTACTTATACAAGTAATGAAGGTGCACCGGTAGCAATGCCTACTAATAACACGAACTGGTTCTACTCTGTCACTAATCAAGTAGATATCATGGTTCAAAAAGGTGGCGCATGGGTGGGTTATGGTACTACTGCATATGACAGTAACGGAAACCCGGCAGCAACTGGTTCAAACACTACTGATCCTAATGGTCCTATTATTGCAGCCACAGCACCCACATTACAAAGTGACGGCACTGCATTATCGTACGGTGACTTATGGATTGATGTGAGCAATTTAGAAGTATATCCAATAATCTATCGTTGGGAAGCAGTTAGTGGAATAAATCAATGGGTTCTAATTGACACCACTGACCAAGTAAGTCAAAACGGTGTTTTATTCCAAGACGCTCGTTGGGGCCCAAATGGTTCTGTCAACCCAGTTGACGATCCTATCCCAACAATCAAGTCAATGTTAACAAGTAACTATGTTGACTTAGACGCACCGGTTGCAACACTATACCCACAAGGTATGATGTTGTTCAACACACGCCGTTCGGGATATAATATCAAACAATTTAGAACAAATTATTTTACAAGTGCAAACTATCCTAACGCAGGCGCGTGGAATCCGGCAACTCCAACTAACACTGCTAACTTACCTCAATTCAGTTATACATGGGTATCAGTAAGTGGTAACAATGCAGATGGCGTAGCATACATGGGCAGAAATGCACAACGTGCTATGGTTGTACAAGCACTACGTGCTTCTATCGACACTAACACTGACATTCGTGATGAAGATAACTACTTCAACTTGATGGCTACTCCTAACTATCCAGAACTACAACCTAACATGGTTGTATTGAATGCAGATCGTGGTGAGACAGGATTCATTATTGGCGACACACCATTGGGTCTTGCTGATAGTGCTACTGATATTCAAGCATGGGCAACTAACGCCGCAGGTGCTGTATCTACAGGTGAAGCTGGTTTGGTTACACGTAACACTTACTTGGGTCTATTCTATCCAAGTGGAATTACAAATGACTTATCAGGTAATCAAGTTGTTGTTCCAGCATCACATATGATGTTAAGAACTTTCTTGCGTAATGATACTGTTGCTTTCCCTTGGTTAGCACCAGCAGGTACACGCCGTGGTAATATTGACAATGCATTGAACATTGGTTACTTAAATCGTTCAACTGGTGAGTTTGTACCAATCAAGACCCGTTTAGGTATTCGTGATGTACTATACATCAATCAAATCAACCCAATGGTATTCTTCACTGGTGTTGGTTTGTTGAACTATGGTAACAAGACTAGTTTCAACTCACAATCTGCATTAGATAGAATCAACGTTGCACGACTAGTCAACTATGTACGCCGTCAGTTGACTATTGCGGCTCGTCCGTTCGTATTTGAACCTAACGATCAGTTAACACGTAACGAAATTACAGGTGTTATCCAAACACTGTTAGTTGATTTAGTTGCTAAACGTGGTATCTATGATTATTTGGTTGTATGTGACGACAGTAACAATACACCAGCTCGTATAGATCGAAGTGAATTGTGGATTGATGTTGCAATTGAGCCAGTTAAGGCTGCTGAATTCATCTACATCCCAGTTCGTGTTTTAAACACAGGTGAAATATCAGGTAACACGTAAGATGATACCCCAAGGGGGTATCATCATTAAAGATAAATAAGTATACAGGAGATTAAAAAAATGGCAACAGCCTCACAATCATTGTTCAACATGACCGTAGCGTCAGATAACGCTGGTGGAAATCAGGGCCTGTTGATGCCCAAATTACAATATCGTTTCAGAGTTAGCTTTCTGAATTTCGGTATTGGTCAGACTATTGAATTAACTAAACAAGTTGTAGATATAACACGTCCTCAAGTTAGTTTTGGTGAAATCACTATTCCAGTTTACAACTCAACATTGTATCTTGCTGGTCGTCACGAATGGCAAGCATTAACAGTTAACGTTAGAGATGACGCACAGGGTGCGGTATCTAAGTTAGTTGGACAGCAACTACAGAAACAATTAGACTTTGTTGAGCAGGCATCTGCGGCAACTGGTCAAGACTATAAGTTCCAAACAAACATTGAAATCTTAGATGGTGGAAATGGCATTGCGGCACCAGTAGTATTAGAGACTTGGGAATGTTATGGTTGCTTCTTGCAACAAGCAAACTACAATAACCTAAACTATGGTACAAACGAAGTAGTACAAATTGCTATGACAATCAGATTTGATAATGCAGTTCAGTCACCGTTGAGTTCTGGTGTTGGTACAAACATCGGCCGTGTATTAGGTGGTTCAATCGTAACTGGTATCGGTTCCGGTCAAGGTTAATAATAACATTTAGGTTATTACATGAGTGGATTTTTTCAAAATCTTTTAACTGATGCTGCCGCAGGTTTTTTTGGTAATGAGTATGTAAGAGATTACACTCATGCCGCAAAAACTTTTAGAACTAACGCATATCAGTACGCTCCTAAATTCAAGTTCTTATTTCACGTATACTTTGAAATCAATCCTGCCGTATACTCTAAAGGTATACAGCAGGGTTCCAATTTTGGCTTGGCTGTAAAGACAATTGATTTACCTAAATATACTATTGATACTGCTACCTTGAACCAGTATAATAGAAAAAGGCTAGTGCAAACAAAAATAAAATATCAACCTATTAATGTTGTTTTCCATGATGACAATGGTAACTTAGTAAATGATATGTGGTATAACTATTATACATATTATTTCAAAGATGCAGACAAGCCAGTGCTATCAAGTGCAGGTAGACAAGCAACTAACGGTAATAACACAGGTTCAATAAACTTCAATAGAAGAAACTTATATGACGGTGATATTGCAGGCGACGAAGATTGGGGCTACATTGGTGAAACTAGTCAACAATCGGGAACTACTAGTCAATCAAATCAAGGTATAAGTAAGATTCCTTTCTTTAAGAGTATTCAAATCTTTGGAATGAACCAACATAACTTCATTCAATATACATTAATCAATCCTGTCATTACTGCATTCAACCACGACACATATGATTATGCACAGGGGAATGGTACAATGGCAAATACAATGACTATTGATTATGAAACAGTCAAGTATGCCGAAGGTGCATTGGACGGTCGTTCACCAAGTAACATCGTTACTGGATTTGGTCTTGAAACTAATTATGATAAAACAACTAGTCCTATCAATAGACCTGGCTCTAATGCTAGTATATTAGGTCAAGGTGGCCTAGTCGATGCGGCAGGTGGATTCATCAATGATTTGTCAAATGGTAACATATTAGGTGCTATTCGTACAGCAGGCACATCATATAATACATTTAAAAATAAGAATTTAAGGCAAGTTGCAACACAGGATTTAAACTCACTATTAGCATCAAGTGTACAACAACAATTGCCTAGCGCAGTAAGAACTAATACTTATTATCCTGGATATGGTACAAGTCCAAACAATACAGCAGGCGCTCCTAATTTAGGATTAAGTTCTCCTCCACGAATCACCGCAACAGGCACTACAGCCGGTACAGGAACTAACACTGCGGTATCAAATGCAGGTGTACAAACTACACCCGGTCAACCAGTAACTGGCATTGGTTCTGGCCAGGGATAACAATAATAGTATAAATACTCTACGGAGATTTATATGGCACAAATTATTGATACACGCTCAAACGTAGACCAAACAGTTAAAATTTTTGATGAATTCTATTCATTCGATTTAGTTGTTAACGCTAGTGAGTATGATATTGTATTTTCATACTTTAAAAGTGTATGTAATACTACACAAATAGCAGGTAAT